TAAAATATAAAAGAGGTTGTGCCAACGTTTTGACACAACCTCAATCCAACCGCCAAGAACGACTTTATCACTGCCAAGATAATCAATTCGTATTTGGGTATGCTTGCAGCCAAGAAAGAGGCACAGGAAAAGTATGATAAGGTGATAGAGGAAATCAAAGAAAGTATCGAATTTATAACTGATGCCAAGTCTGCTAATGAGTTCGCCTCTCATATTAATGAGTTTGAACACGTTGGTAGTTCTTTGATGATGGCGAGAAGTTTGTTTGCTGCAAAGGTAAAGGCTTTGGGACTGATATTCAATAAGGAAACTAAAATCTACTCAGATGCAGCCTAACTATCGTATATATGCAACATTATTGGATTCTTACTTCAATTACCTTAATAGCGATGTCATATATGAGCGTTATTATGGGTGGAGTGAGAATCCACCATGTACGGAAGAAGAGTTTCGGCAGAAGCAGTTTCAAGAACTGATAGACCGTATTAACCGCAAACCGTTTGATAGTGAAGCGGCAGACCGTGGCACGGCTTTCAATGAAATCATTGATTGTATGATTGAGAACCGTAAATCTTCTATAATGGAAATTAGCAAGGCATATCACGATGACGGAACACTTTACGGAATAAAAGCTGTTTACAACAATCGCACTTTCACTTTTCACATTGACCTTTGCCGCGAGTTTGCCAACTACTACAAAGGGGCATTAACCCAACAAAGAGTAGAAGCCATCTTGCCTACTGCATACGGTAGTGTATTGGTTTATGGTCTGATTGACGAACTGATGCCTACCAGTGTTCACGACATCAAAACAACTGGAAGCTATACCGTAGGGAAGTTCAAAGACCACCACCAACATTTGGTTTATCCATACGCTTTGATGAAGAACGGTTCGGATGTGCGGACGTTTGAATACAACATTGTAGAGTTTAATAAAGGCGGTTATGTGGTAGATACCTATACAGAAACATACGTTTTCAATCCTGAACGTGATATACCAATCCTCACTAACCATTGTGAAGAGTTTGTCCGGTTCTTGGAAGAAAACAGAAAATTGATAACTGACACTAAAATCTTTGGAAATGAATGATGGAGTTTATTTTGGCGAAAATGGTAACGAGGTAATCGTAATCAATGGATTTGAATACTCACGAGAAGAATTTGATTCCCTTGTGGATATGTGTGGAGATTGCAATATGTAATAAAAAGAACCAGTAATATTAGGTTATGGCAAATCAAATAACTGGACGGATAACCGAAATCGGACAAACTGTTCAAATACCATCCAAAAACGGTGGTTCCTCGTTTACAAAACGGGAGTTCATTTTAGATGCTACCACTTACGACCCTTATACGGGAGAGCGTAGCGAGTATGAGAATGTTATTCCCTTAGAGTTTTCAGGCGATAAGTGTGCAGAACTTGACCGCTTTAATCAGGGTGATGTTGTTACTGTATCATTTGTCTTACAAGGGCGTTCTTGGACGAATCAAGACGGAGAACTCAAACGTATGGCATCTATTCGGTGCTACAAAATAGATGCGCGTGGCGGTGTATCTCAATCCCAACAAACAACATCGGTACAACAGCCAGCGCCACAACCGACCTATCAGCAACAGCCGCAGAACTTTCCGCCTCCGGTTGATGCTAATGGCAATGTAAAGGACGATTTACCTTTTTAGCGTATGCTGTTCGACTTGAAGAATGAATATCAAATACCCAAGTTCAAGGAGTATGTAAACAAGCTGTTTAGTGAACGTGCGGTGGTGGAAGTGAAAAAGAAACTACCTAACCGCACGCTTGCCCAAAACAGCTACTTGCATCTTCTTTTAGGGTATTTCGGTAGTGAGTACGGTTGCAGTCTCGACGAAGCAAAAATTGATTTTTATAAGAGGACTTGCAACCGTGATTTGTTTGAACGTAAGATGGTCAACAAGAAAGGCAATGAAGTAACCTATTTGCGCAGTTCTGCCGAGCTGACAACAGGTGAAATGACTTTAAGCATTGACCGTTTCCGAAATTGGTCGGCATCAGTAGCTGGCATTTACTTACCTGCCGCAAATGAACAGCAGATGCTTATCTACGCACAACAAGAAATTGAACGTAATAAAGAATTTATTTAAAATATTGAGATTATGAAGAATATTAGCGAAATGACAGAGCAAGAAATAATCGCTTTGTCGGACGAAGATGTCCAAAAAATGATAAAACTCCGCATGATGGAGGAAGGCATTAAACTTTTAGATAAACCGAAAGTTCCAGAATTGTTCGAGATTGAACCTGCCGACACACAGTATTTCTCTATCCCACTTTTGGATGGTTTTGCTTTTACTGACATTGAGGAAGCTACTAAGGTTGCGGAAATCCTGAAAAGTGCAAAGTCTTTACGAAAAGTTGATTACGATTGGAATAGACTTGGAAGTGAATACAAGTACCTTAAAAAGAGTGAACGATACAAGTTCAACGGGAACTCAGATTTTGATATTCTTTCAGGCTGGGCTTACTCCAATGAACTATATGCTAAGATTTCAAATTTTGCCGCACAGAACAAGGTAATGAAAGAACAAGCGGAGAAAGATAAAAAGGAATACGAAAAGCAACTTTCCGAATCGGCTGAATTAGTACAGGAGATAACAGAACGTGTTCGTGAGGTTCGCAACAAATACGACCGTCTTGAAACGCTTTCTTGCAAGTTTGCCACTGATTACTATCCGTTGTCCGACAATAACGAAGATATGGCAATGAAGTTCATGGTAAAGGCATACTCTTTAAATGACGAAGAACAATCGTTTGTACGCTCTAATTACAAGAAGCACTTGTTAAACAATGTACAATAAAGAATTTCTATGATAGAAACAAGAAAAACAGAAATCAGGTATGTGACATCTGACCCGAAAAAGATGCTCAACATGTACCTTGCAAAACGTGTCCTCAAAACATGAGAGGAGTCTTTCATTGATGAAGATACAGGTGAAACAGTAACCATCGAACGGAATGAAATTCTTTTTGACCGTGGCACGCTGATAGACCAAGACATTTTGGCGAAAATTCGTTTCAGTATGGAAGCTGACGGCATCAAGGAAGTGGAAGTCAGCAACCAGAACCGCTTGGCATTCGAGAACGAGAACAAATTCTTATATCCCTATCTTGCACAGGCACAAATAGGGGACAAGAAGCATAAGTTCCTGCTGTATGCCACCGGATTGGAGAATTCTTGTAGTATCTTGAAAGATTACATCGAACTAAACTATATGTTCGGATTCACCTTGACAATGGTCAAGGAATTCGATTCTTGCGTGATTCTTACTGACAATTTGAAAGAACGCAAGATAGATGATGCCACCCTCGAAGAATTAAAAGATACATTCCTTTTAAACGATTCTGTAACGGAAGAAGATGAAGAAGAGGGAGATTCCAAGCCCAATGAAAAGAAATTCTATCAGATTGAGACGAAAGTCACATTCACGGAAGGGGAGAATGAAGACGAAAGAGTCCAAACCTTTGTCGTGAACACCTTCAACGTTGACAGAGCGATGATGCTTATTACCCACTATCTCAAAAACAAAGAGGAAGAATGTGAGAAACAAGCCAAAGAAAAGGGACATGAGTTCAAAAAGAGAGAAATTCACACGGCTATTGAATCAGCCAAACCTATTCCGGTCGGGCGGTTTATTCCGAAAGAGTTTTCAATGGCTTATATGGAATAACTTTGTTAACCTGCCTGTCCGGTCTGTGAAGATGGGGCGGGCGAAAATGGGGGTGCGCAGTGGAGTGCTTTTGACTTTCGAGAGGTGCACATGGTAGAAAGTACGGTACGTGAGATATAAGGAGTAATTAACCTTAGAAGTAGCGCAAAAGGATAAGTCCTTAATTGGGTGTTCGAATCGCCCCATCTCCACATAAATGTGAGCCACACATAAATGGCAAGGGTTAGTAAATAATGGTTGTGCCCCGGAGAATACGCTTCGGGGCTTTAATAAAAAACAGCATGGAAACAAAAGAAATTACCAAGACTATTTACATTGCAAATGACGGGAAAGAGTTCTTAACGAAAGAAGATTGCGAAAAGCATGAAAGGTTTGTTGAAGAAATACTTTCACGTATTAAGTATTTCTGTATCAGATGTAATCCTGACTTAACAGAAACAGGAAATTTCTCTCATAAAATATATGTGGCTGTGTTTTCTAAACATTACCTATATAAAGATATTGCATTTCAATGGGCTTTAAAGAAGTTTGGTACTTACTTAGGGGAAAGCGTAATGGGATATGGCTTCCAACCCCATTTTAATGTAAGTGAAGTTTCTAAAGAAGAATATGAAGAATGCCCTGCTACTGTTTGGGGAGGCACTCCATTGAAGAGTGAGAAAATATTCCTTAGTCCTAAATTAGTAGAGGGATTTCCTGAAAACATTGACTACATGAAAGAATGGGGATTTAAATAATGCCATACTACATAAAACGAACAAAGGCCAAGAAGAAAGACAAGCCTTTACCTCTGTTTGATAAAGCAGGGATAACAATAAAGAAGAAGCCGGATTTGAAAGCTAAGCTCGACAAGGAGTTTTCCCTTTTTATCCGGCTTCGTGATGCAATGCCAAACGGGTATTTTAGATGTATCTCGTGTGGACAGATAAAGCCGTTTACACAAGCAGACTGCGGGCACTATTTCAGTCGTACACATTTGGCAACACGGTTTGATGAGAATAATTGCCATGCCGAATGCCGCCATTGTTTGACTCCTGATAGCCTAATTCTTATGAAAGATTTCACTTGGAAACAACTTGGCGATATTAAAGTAGGCGAAGAAGTTTTTGCCTTTGATGAAGAAATAATCTATAAAACATCAAGAAGATACCGAATAGGAAAAGTTATATCTGTAGAAAGGGATATTCAAGATGTGTATGAAGTAGAACTTGAAAATGGCGATAAAATAAAAACGACAGCCAATCATAAATGGCTTACACGTGATAAAATCAGCTCCGCCTATAAGTGGTGTGAAACGCAAAATATGTGGATAAATGGAGTAAATCTTCATGGAAAACATAAGAGCGGGCCGCATACAAACCATATTACTACCACCGTATGTAAACCATTCCAAGTCGTACTACAAGATATGTCTTATGAAAGTGGATGGATTGCCGGAATGATTGATGCGGATGGTCATGTTTGCCAGCAAAAAATCAAAAATCCTGATGGTACATTGAGATATGGATTTCGTGTAGGAATCGCTCAATGCGAAAAATATATGGATATATGTGACAAAATCAAGATTTTATTAGAAAAGTTTACTGGAAATAAAAAGACTTGTAGACAGACAATGGAATCTTGCGACAGGCGTGGAATATTTAAAAAGCAACACCAAGCATGGCAGTTTTTAATTACAGGGACAAATGTTGAAAAACTGCAATTCTTAATGCGTGTTCGACCTTTTAAGATTCAAAAAGTCGATATTGAGAAATTGGGAAAACTGAAATCTCAATATGACACAAAAGTCAAAAGTATCACTTATTTGGGCAAAATGGAAATTGTTGCAATGGAAACAGATACTCATACGTACATTGCTAATGGATATGCTATGCACAACTGCAACAGGTTCAAAGCCGACCATTTGGAAGGCTATCGGGTGAATCTAATTGCTAAAATCGGTCAACAGAAGTTTGATTTGCTGAAGGTGAAAGCTGCCGGTACTTCTAAAATGTCTGATTTTGAGTACGAACAGCTAATCAAGTATTACAAAGCACTTAATAAGAAGTTACGAAAGGAGAAAGGGCTATGAGTTATGTATTACGAGATTACCAACAGAAAGCCTCTGATGCTGCCGTTTCTTTCTTCAATAACAAGGCGAAGAAAACAAATGCCATTATGGTGTTACCTACGGGCAGCGGAAAGTCGCTTATCATAGCGGATATAGCCGCAAGGCTTGACGGTCATACCTTGGTGTTCCAGCCCTCGAAGGAAATACTCGAACAGAATTTCAAGAAACTCTGCTCATACGGTATTCTTGATTGCAGCATCTATTCGGCTTCCTTCAACTCAAAAGAAATAAGCCGGATAACATTCGCCACCATCGGCAGTGTGAAGAATCATCCCGAACTGTTCACCCACTTCAAGAACATCATCGTGGACGAATGCCACCTTGTTAACCCTAAAGAGGGTATGTACAAAGATTTTTTTGATGCGGTGAAGTGTAAGGTTCTTGGACTGACAGCTACACCGTATCGTTTAAGTTCCAGCCGTAACTTTGGTTCTATGCTGAAATTTATCACCCGGACAAAGCCTCATGTCTTTTCAGAGGTCATTTATCATGTACAGGTATCAACCCTATTAGATATGGGCTATTTGGCGAAGTTGAATTACTATCCAATGAATCCTTTGGGATGGAACGAACTTAACTTGAAAGTAAATACTACTGGTGCCGACTATACAAATAGGTCAGTTCAAAGAGAATATGAACGGATAGACTTTTACGGCTATCTCGTTCATATTGTCCAAAGACTGATGAATCCCAAAGCCGGAGGAAAACGGAAAGGTATTTTAGTCTTTACCCGTTTTCTGAAAGAAGCGGAGCGGCTTACCTGGTCTATACCCGGAGCCGCAATCGTTTCGGGTGACACCCCAAAAGGTGAGCGCGAAAGGATACTTGAAGCGTTCAAGGCTGGTGAAATTTCGGTAGTGGCGAATGTCGGGGTATTAACCACCGGCTTTGACTATCCGGAACTTGATACAGTCGTTATGGCACGTCCTACAATGTCACTTGCTATGTGGTATCAGATAGTTGGTCGTGCCATCCGCCCGCATCCTTCCAAAGAATGTAGCTGGATTGTGGATTTATGCGGTAATATCAAACGTTTCGGAGAGGTGTCGGACTTACGGTTGTTTGATAGCGGAAATGGGAAATGGGCAGTTTACTCGAAAGGAAGGCAATTAACAAACGTGAGATTCTAAAACTATGGACGAAGGATTTTTGAGGCTAAGCCGCAGGTTTTTCTCGAATGAAATGTGGAATGAAGCCCGTACTTTTAGCAGTTGTGAAGCGTGGTTAGACTTAATCCAGTCTGCACGATTTGAGGCAACGCCCCGAAAGGAGAGTATCGGAGGTCGAGAAATCTCTTATTCAAGAGGTCAATATCCTGCATCCATAAGATTTTTATCTCAACGCTGGAAATGGTCTGAAAAGAAAGTGCGTTCCTTTCTTGTACATCTTAAGAAAAAAGGTATGATAACTGTTGAGTGCAATCAGGGAATGAACCTTATAACCCTATGTAAATATGAAGAATATAATCCAATGGGCACAAGTAAGGGCACATGCAAGGGCACAGATATTGAAAAGAAAATCAAAGAATTACAGTCCGAATGGGCACAGTTAAGGGCACAACTTGGGGCACAGTCTGTGAACAACAATCTGCCGCAATCCGAACTTTTGCAAAAATCAGGGCACACGGAGGGCACAAATACAAAGAAAGAAGAAGAAAGAGAGTATATAGATATATCTTCCCAGCAAAAGAAAGAAAATACTCCTGACGGAGTATCAAAGAAAGACAAGCTTTCTTCGCCCTCTCTTTCTGAAAAGATTGATTACAGCGGATTGATGGAATACTATAATTCCACATTCAAAGATAGACTCCAGCAGATAAAATCAATGACCGATGTGAGAAAAAAGGCTGTAAAAGCCCGGATAGCCCAGTATGGAAAAGAGTCAGTGAGGACTGTTTTCAATCTCATTCTTCAATCCCCATTTCTGCTGGGAGCTAATGACCGCAATTGGAAATGTGACTTTGATTGGATTTTCAAACAAGCAAACTTTACTAAAATATTGGAAGGAAATTATAATGGGAAACGAACTGATACTGTCACCACAAGAAGAGAATCGGTTAGTCGTCTTAAAGACCTCGCCGGAGAAATATTGCGAAACTCTGCGCCCGAAAAAAGTTGAGGATGTATTTCTAAGCAATGAGCCGGCCATAGGGACTATAATCAGAAAACTCGGAGAGCCGCAGGCGAGAGCCATATTGGTAATTTTAATTGCTGACGCTTTGGCGTTCTTCAATGTGGTTAATACCATGTCTGACACACAGGTTGCAATGACCGTAGACTTAATCATTGAGGAATACCCTTACATGAAAACTGACGATTTCAAATTGTGTTTCAAAAATGCAATGAAAATGAAATATGGAGAAAGTTACAACCGCATAGACGGGCAAGTTATTATGGGCTGGTTACGTGAATACAACAAAGAACGTTGTGCTATTGCTGATAGCCAGTCATGGAATGAGCATAAATCACACATGGCTGATGAGCAAAGAACAACCAATGGGATGTTCTACGAAGAATATCGGGAGGAACTTAAAAAACGTGCACTGTCCGGTGACAAATCTGCCATCAACGCCTTGAGGATGTCGGATGAATTGATTGCTGAATTGAATAGAAAAAGATACGAGGGTCTGGAAAAGAAGCCAAGCGAGTTTTAATAGGGGTAAAACGTATGAAACTAACAATCTGTTGGATGGCAAAAGGTCGACAAAAGCGTTTCTATAACGATATATGCAGGAAATTCGGAATTTCACGGTATATGAGCATCAACCACGAAACGCCATGCGAAATTAAAGAAGAAGATTTGTTGCTTCTTCGTGAATGCGAAAAACGAGGGTTTATCCAAATAAGAAACAAACGGTAAATAATCATGGACATAGAGATTGAAAAGAAAATCGAACAATTGGAGTGGCAGCGCATGATTGATGAGCTTGCAACAGAGAGCAGAAACAAGAATATGAACAAGGCAGAACAGGCAAGGCAATGACTACCGACACGGCAAATCAGATAATCAGCAAATATGAGAGTCTTGTAGTTCTGTGCACCTACAACATATTGCTCACGAACGACATCTGTTGCGGGCAGGTTATCGAGTGTCTGCATGCGATGAAGAGAACGCCTTATTACAAACAGGCATTCAAGCAGTATTTGAATGATGCCGATAAGGCAAGAAAGGAATACGAGTGTACTGTAAATAGCGTTATCGGTTCAGACCGGAGCGAGTTTTTCGCCAACTGCAACGACAAGTACACGGAAGAAGTGAACAAGCACGTGGATATGCTGTATTGGCAGTTCAAGCAGGTTCTCGACGATAACGGCATATCCCATTCCGCAGAGATTGCAAGGTTCGAGCTTGCAAGGACATTGTGTGATTACGCCTGCATCCAGTTTGACGAAAGGATTAAAGAGCTTCGGAAGAAAGATGCACGGTTCAACGGGTTCACGTTGGAATATTTGAAGCTTTCAAATGTAGCAAGGGTGATGAACCTTGCTTCCGATAGTTTGAAAATCGGGAAAACGGTCAATATGAACACAGAGCGGTGTACAGCAGCGTTTGATGTGCTGGTAAGAAAGCTGTCGGATGCGGATAATATTGCCAACGCGATAAAAGTTTAGTGAAATGAAACCTATTTATAACCTTATAACCCTCCTCATGGACTGGCTTTCGGTAGAGGTCGGAGCGGATGAAGAGTGGTTCTGAATCAAGACATCATGGTGCAAGATGTGTGTTTCGGAAGACAATCGGGAACGGAATAAAAGGAAGAAATGAAAACAGTTAAACTTTCCAATTTAAAAGTCGGCGACCTTTTCATCCATAAAGGAACGGTGTACGAGATTATTACAAAGAGTAAGTGGACTTCCCAATGTAGGTATTTAAATGATAAATATCGCTTTGGTAGTTGGTGTCAATACTTGTATTGTGATTTTAGTAATTACACAAAAGTGGAAATTTAATATTAGCATGTGGTAAATATAAGAAAATTAAAAGTCATTGATTATGAAACAGACAGTAGAAGAAGCAGCAAGGGAAGCAATTCATAAGCATTATAATTGTAATGGAACCTATCCATGTTCAGAACGTGAATATTGCGAACATTGTAACGGTCATAATACAGCATTCGATTGTTGCGAATGTGGTGCAGATGAATTTAAAGAAGGATTTATTGCCGGTGCTGAATGGCGCATTAATAGCGTGTGGCACAAGACTAAAGATGAAGTGCCACAAGCTCATGGAGAATACAAAAATGAACATTATCCGCAGATACCATGCCTTGTATATGGGAAATTAAGCACTGGAACTGGTTACGGTGTCCGCTATTGGAATGTAACAGAGCAGTGCTGGGACGATGAAGAGTGCGATGATTACGAGTGCTCCAAAGATGCCATTGAAAAATGGGCGTATTTGGATGATTTAATACCTAATAAAAAGCAATGATTATGAAATCAAAATATGTATTATCAGTCGAACAGATGGAACATTTGCAGGAGCTTGGGTTGGATACAAGCGATGGAAGCATGTGTTTCGAGTGGAATGAATCAGATGCAGACAACATGGTTGTAACCTCTCCGGATGCCGATACGAATTACGACTATTATCATGAAACTTACACTTTGCAGGACATTCTCGATAAGCTGCCACATTATTTGAATCCATTTCCATCCAAACAAATATTGTTTGCATGGATGATTGAAAGAGATGCCATAGCATATCGAAATGTTGAAGATATAGATGATTGCCTCAAACATTTTACTGATGATTTATTAATTGATGCAGCCTATGAGATGTTGTGCTGGTGCATTGAAAATGGGCATATTAAAACTAATCAGTTATGAAAGCAAGAATAAAATCAACCGGAGAGATTGTAGAGGTTGAAGACTTATATGATGATGGGACTGCCTTAGTAAATGGTAGGTATTTCAAAGTGTCAGAACTCGACTTCTTTGATAACTTTGAAGCTATTGATTGGGAGCAAAGGCGTTATGAATTGGCAAAATCCGCTATACAAGGTTTAATATCAAATAGTTTTTGGATGAAAAATTTAGGAATGTTTTTGGATGAGCACCCTGATAGTAAGATAGATGTAATTGAAACAATATCTATTGAATCAATTAACTATGCTGATGCACTAATAAAGAAATTGAAAGGGAAATAACTATGACCGAAGAACTTGTAACATTAGAGACAGCGAAGCTGCTGAAAGAGAAAGGTTTCGTTTGGAAGTGTGAACACCTAATAGACCGCAATAAGGTTATTACAAAATATGACCTTCCGCAAAGTATGTCGTGTTGTACGGAAATAGATGACGAACCAGTTGAATTTTTGTGTCCAGTATTGTATATCGCCCAAAAGTGGCTGCGTGAAATAAGAGGTGTGTATGTATATGTAGAACCTGTTATTGGGAAAAGATGGAAGCTTTCTTTTTGTGATTTCAATGTTCCAACAGAAGAAAGCGACTGGATGGAGAACGAAATAAACAAAGGGAATGGCTATAAAGTATATGACACCTACGAGGAAGCACTGGAAGCCGGGATACAAGAAGCGTTAAAACTTATATGAGAAGATTTATATATATACTGGTTTCTATCATTATATCATATCTAATTTGTGTACATGAGTATAATACGTGGAATTTCATTGTTGGGTTAGAGCCTTCACAAGCTTGCGAAAGATTAGCCAAATACGCTTTTTATTTCGTGATATGGTATTGGGTTGCGAAAGCTGTTGATTTGTTTAATGATTAACGAATAAGAGTATATAACTATTATGAGCAAAGGAATTTACACAAAAGAAAATGTAGGTAATGGTGTATTCATCTTTACCGTCAATAAGAATTTTGTAGAACCTAAATTTTGGGGACTGCATGAAGAAAACGAACAGGCACAATGTGTAGTTATTATCCATGATGGCAATGCTTTATTCTTCTATCCGGAAGATATGGATAATGATACCCATATTCTTCTTGATTGGGAGAAAGAGCAAACAGGGAAGATATATCCAACTACAGAAGAAGGCATGAAGGATACTGATGGAATAGGTAATACCAAAGCATTGGCTGCATCCGAAAGCGAAATTGCTGAGAAAGTCATAGCATTGGACTTATGTGGATTAAGTTGGCACATTCCGACACTACAAGAGAGTGTCTTAGGGCATGAACATGAGATTATGCTGAAGGCAGCCTTAACTATCTGCGGAAAACAACCAATGAAAAATGAATGGTATTGGTGTTCTACAAGAAAAGCAAACAAACGCATTTTTATTCTCGATTGGCTCGACGGTAGGTATGACTACAACTATCAGGACAATTATAATTGGGTTCGCCCCGTGTCCGCTGCCTCTCTTAATTCACTTTAACCTTATAAATGATTATAACTATGGCAAAAGTATTTATAACAAAGTATGCCTTAACAGGAGGTATTAAAGAGATAGAAGCAGATATTATTAGAAGTAGATTTGAAGATGGAGAATATGTAAGGGATGGTTTATGTTCTTACTTCTGTATAGGGGAAAACGCATTCACCGATAAATCCGAAGCCTTGAAAAAGGCGGAAGAAATGAGGATTAGGAAAATCGCTTCTCTTCGTAAGCAGATTGAGAAACTTGAGAAATTATCTTTTAAAGTAGAGGAGATTTGATTATGGGACAAGAAAGAAAAATCGGAGAGGTATTTGAATATAATGGAGAAAAAATTATCGTGAAAAAAGATAGCGATTTTATATACGAATGTGATAGATGCGTCTTTAATGGTAAACCGGAATGCGGTGATTATTATTGCTTGCATTTTGAAAGACAAGATAAACAAGATGTGCACTTTGAAAAAGTGGAGGATTGATTGAAAGAGGAGCTTATAAAGAAAAAACTGCTCGCAGAATTTCGGGAATGGTTCTGTGAAGGTTACTGCCAATTCTACGGAATGGACGACTACTGTCGATGTTGCCCAGTCAAGGATGAAAGCTGCTGGTTAAGAGAAGTTGAAAAGCCTGCCGGAAAAAGGGGGAAACGGAAACCCATCCGTTTCTGTGATACATGCAGGAACTTTAAATCGGATGAAAGAGAATTGAATGATGATGAAATAGATAGAGCTGTTGAGGAGTCAGCCAAACGGCATTATAGTGACCTTTGTGCGTTAAACCATTCTCTTAGATTTAAAATGCCCAACGAATATAACGATGATAATTGGGGATTTTATTGCAAAGAGTGTAAGGATTACGAAGAAATATAATTGATAATGAAGCGTGAAATAAAAAAGTTCATATAGCATGAAGATAATTGTTAGTTTTTCCGGTGGTAAGGATTCGCAAGCCTGTTTAATCCAGGCTGCCAATAAATATGGAGCCGATAAAATAGAAGCCGTATTTTGTGATACAGGTTGGGAGCATCCCGATACTTATCAACATATTAGTAACGTGTGCAAACAACTTGATGTCAGATTAGTAATTTTGAGAAGTAAGAAATACACTGATTTTGTGGATATGTCTATCAAACGTTCCCGATTCCCGTCTTCCCAAAGAAGGTTTTGCACCTCTGAATTAAAAATAAAGCCGATGATTGATTATATTCTCTCACTTACTGAACCTTGCTTGATAATTCAAGGTATTCGAGCAAAAGAAAGCGAAGAACGCGCCAAACTTCCTTATGAGTGCAACTACTTCGGAGAATATTTCGAACGTGTGAAAAAGAATCGTAAAGGAAAGGTTGTTGAGGTATGGAAGCAAGATTATCGTAGAAAAGATGTGCTTAAATGGTGCGAACATTATGATGCCAGTGTTTCCCGCCCAATCTTCCAATGGTCAGCACAAGAAGTTATAGACCAGATCCTTTCTGCTGGACAAAATCCAAATCCTTTATATTATCGTGGATTTTCCCGAGTTGGTTGCTATCCCTGTATTATGTGCAGGAAGCAAGAGGTAAAGCTAATTTCGCAAGAAAAGTTTGGACGAAGTCGCTTGATAGATGCCGAACAACGAATGAAAGAAGAAACCCCAAATGGTTCGTCTTTCTTCTCACCGGGCTACATCCCTAATCGTTTCTGTAAAAATAAGACTTATCCAACAGCAGAAGAAGTTTTCGAGTATGTAAACCGGAAAGATGCCGGCATGGATGATATGTTTGAACCTGAAGGTGGATATAGCTGTATGAGCCTTTATCATGGACTTTGTGAATAAGAAGTTTAATTCAAATCCGAACAAATATGAATAATATATTTACAATTTGCTATTCAGAAGAAGAGGCTAACGAAATTGGACATTTCATAATGCGAAAAGGCTATGAAGGTGTTCAAAATGACAGTTACAGATATTGTCGTGAAGCGATTCGGTGGGCTTTCAGACAAGCTAAAAGACATCATTCAAATTGCATCTACATTGGCGTTAGAGGTTGTCAAATGATTGTATCCAAGAACAAAAGGAGACTTCGCAGGAACAGACTAAAATACATTGAGAAGAAACGAATATTTTACAACTTATTGAGCAGCTATTCAGAACGAATGGCGAAAATGACTAAAGAAAAATGTATTGTATGCGGAAAAGAAACTGTATCAGTCATTAAGACTGATGCAGGCTATATCTGCTATAACTGTTATGCTGAGCAAAAGAATCCATCCAAAAGAAAAAGGAAGAAAAACAACGAGGAAGAACGTATGCAATGCAAGTTCTTTGAAGAAGTGGAAAAGCTATTCCCTAGGTTGCCCAATAAACTTCTTTTCGCTGTTCCGAATGGTGGAAGCCGCCATATAAGGGAAGCCGCTAATCTCAAACGGCAAGGTGTAACTTCCGGCGTATCCGATGTTATCCTACTAATCCCAAAGAAAGGCTACGCTTCGCTATGTATAGAGTTTAAGACAAAGAAAGGCATCCAATCGAAAGAACAAAAAGAATTTCAAAGGCAAGCGGAAAACTGCCGAAATAAGTATGTTATTGCCCGCAGTGTCAAACAAGGCATTGACGCACTAAAGGAATATCTGCTATAAAGGTGAGGGGGGCGCTATTCACGAGACCCCCTCACTGCTATTTTGAGACTTTTATAAATTCATTGTAATCAATCTTTGTGTTGGGATTAAAATTAATCAATTCCAGTTTATACCCCTTTGTGCCCCAACTCCACCACAAGAATTTTCGTTTTGGGATTCGATGAACAGCAGCCGCCAGACTATCACGAATATTATAATAAACCGTAGAATCCTTGAAACAGGCTATCACATGAGACCATTTGCTATTAACCTCTAAACAATCCGGTCTGTCCGGAAGTGGATGCCAACGGTCTACATAGATTGTTTCTGTTGAATGAATCCCGGTTTTAACCAAAGCCTCAAGATGCTTGTTTTTAATGCCGAGTTCTTTTATTGTTTGAGCATCATCTGCACGATACTCTTTCAGCTCATCAATAGTCAAGTTCAATGCCGACACAGAAACTGCATTTAAACTATCCCGAATTTTATAGGACTTTATGTCTTTCATTAAGATTGCAATATTACCGGATTGACGCTCACATTCCTTTTGCAGCTTCCGATTATATTTAATCAAGCCAATAGTAACAGATACCAGTGCTACTAAACCTATAAACAACCATTTTTTCATATAATCTTAGACCTTAAGATAATTAGCTATTCCAATGGCATGAGCCTTTACAATTCGTGCTTTTCCATCAGCAGAAAGTAAGAATTCAACATCTTCCTTATTATCCTGAAAAAAGTTTTCGGTAAGAACCGCCGGACATTTCGTTTTCTGCAAGATGTAGAAGTTTTCTTCCCAGTCAGGGTCTTTATCCGACCAATCGCTGCGTATTTTTGTCTCGGCCGGAAAGCATTCAGCAGCCGATGCGTACAGACATGATGCTAATACATCGGCTTTTGTGCTTCCCTTGCTCGTGTAAGCAGACCAGCCTCTTGCTTGCATCCAATCTATTCCAGAACCTGCAGCATTACAATGAATGGAAATCAAGATTACATTAGATGTACCCAATCTGCCACAAATCTCATTCACACGCCGGCATCGCTCTGATAGTGGAACATCTATTGTCTCCTTTACAACCCTTTCAGCATCAATACCCATTTTACCTAATTCCAGAACAAGCATATCTGCAATTTCACGAGTCCAAGCATATTCCCGCAATTTTCCATCAGGAGAGCGCTTGCCCTTTGTATTCTCACCGTGGCCGTTATCAATTAGTACTTTCATTTTCTTTCAACTTTAGTTTTAATCTGTTCAATTAAATCTTCCGCATCCTTACTGCTAATACATTTTACTATCTTTTGTGCCATATCAGCTACATCGGCAGCATGAGACTTCTTTTTGCGGCTATTTTCCAATACCGAGCGACCTTCTATGCAGATAATACCCATTGTTATCAAAATCATACAATAAGGAGCTACATACCAAGAAATGAACAGTCCTAAGACATCTACCATTGTACCGAATATCAATACGCGGAAATAATCAACCACTTTAGCTACAGTTCTCCTTAGCCCCTTACTGTCAATTTTTTCTTTATTTACTCTTGCCGCATCAATGCCACTCCACATATCCACGAATGAAGAAACGACAATAAAGATACAGCATGTAAACAATACGATTGCATACAAGCGTAAGTCTGCAAACTTTATCCCACCTATCTGTTCAATCACTTCGACCATTAGAATACAGTATTAATTATCCATGAAAAAACATAAGCAACACCAATAATAAGGTCTGCTAAATAAGCGCCACGTAAAGTCGCCTTGACATCTTTTTCATCAGGAATATCATCCTGCGCTTCTTTCCATTTTGCTACAATGTAAGCGCATCCTGTACCAATAGCAGCACCAGCCAATACCGGAACAAACTTATTTCCAAACAAGAATACAGCAACCAACACACAAATAGCCACAATCAAGAGACCAACCAAGCCGTGAATAATTTTATCCCAGCCATACTTTTCTACCAAATCATTACTCGCTTTCATAAACTCTTTTCTCCTAAAATATAAGCCAAGAAAGAAATTGAAGCATAAAAAAGCAGCCGGAATTCGACTGCTTTAACTTTTAATGATTATCTTTGCAACATCTCACTTACAAACGCAAATTGCTACTAGAACAGCAGAGGGTATATGCCCCCGGTTACGTTCTAGTAGCGTCGTGCGTTAATATGTAGGTGAGATGACAATTAACAGGCCGGGGGCTTTTTTCTTTCCTTCCCCCAAAAAGGAATATTCACATACTATTCAACTTGATATTTATTCAGACTGAACGTATCTTTCTTTTTCCAACCGTCAGCAAGCGTTTTTTGGATATGCAACATGACTTTGGTATAGAAGTCTGTCAATTCGTCCAATGCCGAAAACTTCCGATAAACGGGCGTTTCATCTGTACCAAACTTGAATACAACCGGAAGGGTTGCACCATTTGTCTGTACGGCCAAATCGTATGCAGCTTTGTAGTTGAACTGATTTTCTCTTGAAAGCCATACCTGCACACCCTCGTATGAAAATCCTTTCAAAATAGTTTCGTCCACCTTCTGGTTATACCAATCCATAATCAAAGCCTTAACTACTTCATCTGACGGTCTGCCATGCAGGAACTCCGCTTCCATATAGTCGGCGGAACCGTCTTCATGTTCTTGGATATCCCAACGGACACGCCATTTATTCTTTGCCGGACTGACACATTCTATCAGTTTCACATCGGCTGTACCTTCTACTCTTTTCATCTTAACTGAATACATACTTGGTTCTACCTTTCCCGAAAGTTTCCGTCTTGATGGTGGTCTCAAACGGAAAACCGTCAGGGATTTCTTCAATCTGTTTGAGGATATTTTTCATTTCCTCACTGTTGGTAAAGAACTTCTTGGGTTCGCCGTTCTGCTCTATGGCCACAATACAACGGTCCTCGCCTTGTTCAGTCTTTATTCCCATCTCAAAATCCTTGACTATGATAGGAAGGTTTACCAACTCACGGATACTTACCACCGTACCCGAAAATCGCTTCTTACCGTCTTCCGGCTTGTAAGCGACATTTAAATCTTTAAATGATTTCATTTTTTTGCCTGTTAATTTTTTAAACAAATTATTACAATCAGCGTGTTTCGTCATGCCGTAGAAACTGGCAATCAGTTCCCGCCTCCTTTTTCTACTTTTTACCTCGTGCATCTTCCGAGCAAACTTCTGTTTGATACGTTTCCTCAATCCTACATAGTTAGGGCGAATAACATAGCCAAGAAAATCAATACCTTCCTCTACCGGAAATACCCGTTCATTAGGCTTGATTTCCAAATCTATTTTCTTCATTTGCTCATGAATAACATCACGAATCTTCCACAATTCCGCTTTCGTTTTACCGAGTACCAATCCGTCATCACAATAGCGATAGTAATATCGGATACCGTACTTGTCTTTCAAATAATGGTCTAAAAAAACAGACAGGAGCAAGTTTCCCGCCCCCTGCGAACTGCGCAGTCCGAAACTGATACCTTCCGGCAGCAGCTTAACAAACCGTTCCAGTAAAACCAATAGCCTTTCGTCCTTGAACACCCTGCGGAAGCACCACATCACAAAATCCTGCCGCACGTTATCATAGAACCTGCAGATGTCGAACTTGTAAGCATATAACGTGCCTTCCGGGTCTTTTTGCAGATCGGTACGTATGCGATTCATCAGGTCATGTGTGCCACGCC